TTTTTAGTATCTATCATAGATTCTAAATCCTCTTTTGAAACTAATTCTTTTTCTATAACCAAATCAACTATTGAATATAATAATATCTGAGTAGATAATAATTGATTACTCTGTTCTAACATTTTAGAAGTAAGGAAATCATTCAGTTCCTTTTGTGTCTGTGGTAATCCTTCCATAGTTTACATCAAAATATATCCTTTATCAATGTATTTAGATATATGTTTATATTTAATTTGTTCAATATTACCACTAGGGTCTTTCGCCATAACTAATTGATTTCTTTCGTATTGAACTTGTTTTTTAATAGGTTGATTTATGTTTTTATCAGCAATTGTTATACCATCTAATAGGTCAATCATTTGTTGTGCAAAAATACATTCATCTAATCCTTCTCTATCTTTTTCCACATCACCCTTGAACACAACTAATCCCAAATTATCAGTTTGCACTTCAATTGAAAATGCTCTAACTACAATTCTAGATTTACCATTGGTATCAAATTCAGACATTTCCGTAGATTGAAATGCATCATTAGAATATTTTGTGATGTATGGATTAATTAAAAGAAGAGGAGTTTCTGTGTTAAGATAAAATGCTCTGAATGGTAGATTAACACTTCTGGTACAAACTGCTGAAAGTTTTGTGCTACTAGCGTAACGCTTTAATGTTTTTAATATCAATTCCTCATCTGATTTTGTAAAAGGAGTTGATTCAATCTTAGTTAATTTCATATTTTTTATTTGATATTATACAAAGATACTAAAATTATTTTAAATTTACAAATAAATTGATATAGAATTTAAATTTTCCTATGAGTAATCCAATAATTAACTGCGTTTTGGTCGTTAATCCATTTATCCTTATCGTTCCAATCAAAATCAGGTCTAGCGTAATAGGGAAGTATATCTTTGACTACATATGCTCTATTTGGATGCGCAGTAACTTTATCAATCATCCCATCTCCATTGGTATCAATTCCATCAATAGAACCATCTCCATCTAAATCTATACCCCTTATACTAAAATCTTGAGTTAAATTATTTAAATCATAATCCTCTTCTACGACTTTTTTTTTAATTCTTCGTCATATTTCTCTTTTGCTTCAACTAAAGCTTCATTAGGAGGGGTTGGATTCTCTATTTCATTAAAAAACACCTCAGCATCCTTCTCTGATTTCAATATCGGTGTTTCTCCGTAAACCTCATACATAGAAGGTACTTTTTCTTCCTCTCTTTTCATTACTAACCCATTAAATGCGATAATAAGAGCAATTGCGAGTGGGTCAAACACAAAGACAATCAAAAATATGAAGAATTTAACCACATTTTTGAGTTCTATACCAAAAGCATCCGCCACAAACCTAAATCCGCCTACTTCTTTCTCTAAATCGATGTTAGCAATCTTAATTTTGTTGATTTCTTCGGTATTTTTAGCATTAGCCTCCTGTAATTTACCAATTTTATCGTTCAATTTACTGATTTCTCTATCTCTATTATCAACTGAACGAAGTAATCTACTATTTACCTTACCACCATCCAAAATTTTACCCTGATTGGTGTTAGATTCAGTAATTTGAGTGGATAATTGGGTAATTTGGGTGTTATTTTGGTCAATTTTCGTTTGCCACACCGCAACTTCCCTATCCACTTGTTGTAATTGTAAGGATTGCTGTTGGAATGCATTGGAAAGGTAACCAAATATACCCGCAGAGGTAATTATCATCAGGATACCCACCGAAATCGTTAAATACCACTTATTAAACCCCTTAATCTCATCCCAAGTCTGTTTTAGGTAGGTTGCAGCCACTAATTTAGCGAATTCTAATGCACCAGCCATTACCATCACAGAAATAGATGCTCCTGCGAAGAGAACACCTAATCCTGTTACGGAAAAGTATGCAGCACAACCCGCTATAATAATAGCTGATAATCCAACTAATACCTTTAACCAATTCATTCTTATCCTAATGTAATTAAATCGTTGTTTGTGTCGATTAAGTTCTTAACTTCTTCTAATAAACGAATTGCTTCTACGTTATTAGCCGGTCTCCCACCATTCATCATATCTAATACGATACGAAGTCTTTGTTTTGCTGCATCATTGTTATCAATGATTCTTTGTTGAAACTTTGCCATAATTGTTTTGTTTGTTGTATATTATAAATATATATTAAATAAAAAAGGAAGACTAGTATTAGTCTTCCTTACAAAGATAGGTATAATTTTTCAATTAACCAACTTTAATCGTAACCTTTTTTGGTTTTAGTTCTTCCTTCTTAGGAATAGTTAAATACAGAATTCCATTAGTGATTTTAGCTGAAGTTTTCTCTCCATCAAATTTATCTCCTACTGAAATTCTATCATTAATAGTTTGAATTAATTCATTTTCAACTTTTGATAATTCTCTTTTTATTGATTTTACAAATATTGCATCTTCTTCCAATTCAATAGTAATATCATCTTTACTATGACCTAAAACTGATAAAGCAATAACTGCCTCTTCTTCTGTTACATCAATAGATAATCTTGAGTTTTGGTATTTCACAGTTGGTGGTGTAAAAACTGCATTGTTGAAAAACGAATCAAACACTTCATCAAGTGTTGTGTAATTTTTTTTAGTTGTGTTGTACATAATTTTTTTGTTTAGTTTATTATATAAAAACAATTACCATACCACCGAAGTGATATGGTAAAATTGTCAGTATATTAGTGAAAAAGTGTCAGTATTATGCAAATGAATTTATGGTCTTAGGGGGTGTATATGGTACAATTGGAGCCATATTATTATTGATAAGATAATCATATTCATTCTTAATTCCTTTCCAAAAAGCTTGGCCAGTTTCTTTTGTATCAGGAAATCTATCATTTGTATATTCATTGGTAAATTTCATTCTAAGCCAAGATAAAAATTGATGATACCTATCTTTAATAGCCTGATTAGTATTGTATAATATTCGTATATCAACTATAATATCTCTCATAACAGTACCACTAAAATTTCTATTATTATTAGTTAATTCTGTCATAAAATCTAATAAAGGTTTTATTTGTTCCGAATATTCAGTCTCAGTAATTCGATATGTTCCGTTTTTTATTTGCTTCATATCATCGAAATCAAGTGAATCAGTATGACAGAATAAATAAACTGGATTGGCTTCTCCCCATTTTTGTTTTTTAGCTAAGTTCATAGCGTGTAATATTTTACCATATGAATATACACCATCTAAATCATTTAGCAATTCTAAATTACCTTTATGAGAGGAAACATAATTTTTCAATTTCCAGCCAGCATATGTAGTATTGGTAGTAATCAGAATTTTATGTAACAAATCAATATCATCTGAAGTAACCCAAGGTACATTAGTACAAGCTATATCAGGTATAACATATTTCTTTTCGGATAACTCTTTCAAAGAATAATATCTAGTATGACCTTCAAAAATCATATAAAAATCTTCATTAAACCATTGTCCTTCCGTAATACCAATTGGTAGTTTAACCTTTTCCTCCCACATCTTTATTTTTGTTTCAGGTCCAACTGGTACAACATTAAGTTGAGTAAAAAATCCGTTTTTTAGAATAGAACCCTTAATAGTTGGGATATTCTTAACATTCAAATCTCTGTTATTTGGATGAGGTATAATTCTATCAAAAGGAATAGATTTAGGCTCAGCCATTTTAACTACCTTATCAGGATTTAATATAACACTTTCATTAATAATGAAAGATTCACATTCTGATTGACCTTCTAATACATAGATTCCTCTGGATACTAAGTCTTTAACATTCTTAGCATATGCCTTATCCCCTTTATTCCATTCACACATAATAACCATTCTGATATCCATTGTCTTGAGAACATTAAACAATGTTACAATTTTTGTTACTTCAGCTGAATTAATAAAAGTTTTTGCTTCTATCCAATTTTTTTCATACTGATAATCAGCTTCTCTATCAGAGAAACCATCATTGATTGTAAAAAATTCGGGTTGAATTCCCGCTTCTTCAAATTTGTCAGCTATGTAATCCTGCCACTCATCACCATGAATATATCGGGCTTTCATAACTTCGCTGGCCAACTGTTTAGTGGATACACCACCGATTGTCGATTTTGCCATTTTGTTTTGGTTTTAAATTGTGTGAAACTTTAGAATAGGTGTTCACTATAACCTTTATTTTTATTTTGTAAATATACAACTTTATGCCTAATCTACCAAATTAATTTTAAAATAAGTCTCCCTTCAATCCTTGCTGTCTTTCAATAACAGTACTCATATGGTCTGCCCAATGTAGGATATACTGAATAGTGTAACGAAGGTACTTAGAAGTATCATATACTTTGTAATACTTTTCATTGTCTTCATCATAAACACCATCTGTTAATTTGATACCAAACCATTCTTTATCTGATAAAGTGATACCATATTGATTCATAGTAAAGAATCCTCTATCTGTAATAGCCATAAAAGGAATTTCTTCATTTCTTTTAAAGTATTCACCTCTGTTCTTAATGTGCCATTCTGAATCATTCTTAATATAGTGTAACTCACCTTTAGTTCCCAACTTACCTAAATCATGATGCAGTGCTGCAAAAATTAATTCTTCATCTGTGAAATCAATAGTACCTCCACATTCAATAAAAAGATTTTTCATCTTCAAAGAATGTTTACAAACATTAAAAATATGGTCAATATAACCACCCTCATATGCGTAATGGAAATTCTTATTACCACTAGCAGGTGATAACATCAAATTAGGACCTAATTCGTCCATTGAGTACATATTCAAAAGTTTTTCCTTCCTTTCTCCTGTGATGTACTTATCTACGATTCCTAAGAATTTCTTGTAGTTAGTCTCTAGCTCTTGGTCTGTGTAACTTTTCATATTCTTTTCTTTTTTTTTGTGTTTTAAGTTTTATTTTTTTAAGCTTTTCTTTTATCTGTCCTGGTTTTATGATACTATAAAAAGATACCACAA